ACCTAGTTTTTTTTTTGTTAGGTTTTGTGTTTTCTTAAAATTCGCAAAATGCGACTTAATTTGCGAAATAACCACTTAAAGAGAAACATATTTAATATATTATAAAATGGCAGAATATACTCTCTCAATTGCTAACGAACGGCTTTGGAATTTTTATAACAAATTCCCTACGAGTATGTTTGAAACAGTCAATTTGTTATTAATAGATATTATGGAAAAGATTGTACCAGACGCAAATACCGGCCTTACAAATTCCCTTGCGGAGCAATTGGTAGAACATATGAAAACAATGCAGTTACAAATTAATAATGTTTCTGATAATCTCTCACATATTCGTACTGATACAATAAGTAATATCACTGTAAAATTATCTGAGTTTAAACGAGACTATATGGAAGATATTAAAATGATTCTCTCAAATAATGTTGCTGATAAAATTTCTCCTTTATTAAAAGAACAAAATTCTATGATGATTGATAAAACACATCTTTTAATAAATGATATTATGCCAAAAAATAATGAATCTCTCTCTAAACAAATTAATGAAGCTATAAAATCTCTTCATTATTCTATTACAGAAGATACAAACAAGTTTCTGAGTGCATCTATTAATCCAAGAACTCTTCAGGATTTTATTTCTAACTTGGAGCAGAAATTTATGCAAAGTGAACAACGGTTAGAAACGAATATAAGAGAGATAAAAACAACGAATGATACAATCAAAGAAATTTCTACATCACATCAACAAACATCGGTTTCATTAAATGCGACAGTAAATGATATGTTGAGAAAAATGGAAAATGCTTCAACTAAAGGAAAAATATCAGAGAATATTGTGTTTAATATTTTAAATACATTATATCCCAGTGCTCAAGATATTGAATATGTTGGTGATAAGAAAGAATCAGGCGATATTATGTTGGTCAGAGAGAATAAACCAACTATTTTGGTAGAAAATAAAAATTGGGAAAAAATAGTATCAAAAGAAGAAGTTAAGAAATTTATTCATGATGTTGAAACCCAAAATTGTTGCGGTATCTTTCTCTCACAAAATACTGGTATTGCCAATAAGCGTAATTTTGAAATTACTATTCATAATGGTAAACATATTTTACTCTTTATGCATGAAGTAAATTATGATGCAGAGAAAATTAAACTTGGTATTGAAATAATTGATCATTTTAAAGAAACATTGGACAAATTTGATGATAAAAGTGATATTGATACCATAGATAAGGAAACGTTAGACGCAATTAATAAAGAATTTCAAGAATGTTGTTCACAGAAGTTGAATATTCTGAGAACAATTAAAGATTTTAGTCAAAAATTATTAAAACAAGTAGAGGAGATTACATTTCCCAGTTTGGAGCATTATCTCTCATCACGATATACATTTTCTGTAGGAAAAATGGTTTGTGAATATTGTAATTTTATCGCAAAAAATCAACAAGCACTGTCTGCCCATTACCGTGGTTGTACTATTAGAAAAAAGATGGTGGCTGAACAAAATAGTGATGAAGATAATAGTGAAGATAAAACAGTACAAACGCCTATTGAAAACATTCAGATATCACCATCAACTAAACCAGTAAAACAAAAGAAGACAAAACTGACTATAAAAACCAATTAAATTCTATTATAAGAGAGAAACCTGTTTATTCTTTCTTTTTATTGTCCGCTTTTTCTTCAAATACTTCTTCTTTCTCTCTTTCCTTTTCTTCACTGTCCGGGTTTTAACCTTCGGGTACTTATAACTCACGAAACAAATGGCGGTGAAGACCGACCCGTGTTCTTTTATTATCTTTAAATCATTGAACACAAATATCTTCCCAGGGTGAATTATGTATTTTTTATCGGTCATATTGTCTTTGTACAGTTCGGTTGTGTGACTTAATACCCCATACCCACGTCTTTTGATCATGTCAATAATAGATTCCAAGAGACTTTTCTCTGCATCCGCCCGCGTGCCGTGGCCGGAATACTCGCAGGCGAAGCCCCCTAAATATTTCCCTTGTGGATCCGTAATTGTCGTCGTCATCACGGCCGCACTAATGTGTTCGCCTCTTTTTCCATCGGATTGAGCCTTGATACATTCCATGACCTCCCCCCATTGTATCCGCTTTAGCCCCTCTTCTAAACTGATTTCTTTGGCTTCGGTCGGCATCACACTGGTATATTGAATCACATTCGTATTTTCAATCCCGGCATCATTGAGGGCCTCGTCATACGAACCCGTTTCATAGGGTAAGCCTTCTGAACCGGCATTGGACTCGCCTTTTCCTTTGGTCAAAAAAAATTCATAAGGTATTCTATTCCCGAAGAGAGAAACATTTTTCATTATATATATACGTTTATTAAAAGTGTATTTTTTGCCACACTTTTAATAAAAGTGTATTTTTTGCCACACTTTTATTAAAAGTGTATATTTATCACATAAAATTGATACCTTTTATCGCTATTCTATGGATTATTGAATTCCCTGATATATATATGACCGACAAATGCCGCATTTGCTTAGAAAAACTGGGTAAAGGTGCGACTTATCATACCGATTGTAATCACGTATTTCACGATTCGTGTATCCAAACGTGGAAAAAGTATCAGAATCGGGCCCACCGGACTTGTCCCATCTGCCGGTCGCGTTTAATGCGTTTAGAAGAAGTGGATATGACGTTTATCTTAAGCTTACTGTTCTTTAGTGTGCTTACCTACTATTTCTTCTACTATATCCGTATAAAAGAAGAAATCCATGACTATGGCCTCTGCCAGTGGGACGCCCAAGCGTGGTGTGCAAATCAGGGTTATATATGGTATAAATCCAGGACCATGGGACCCTTGTGCGATATTGATTATTGTTACCGGATTACCTATAAATTGTGGTAAGTAAACTATTAATTATGCATTTTTTCTATAATGATTTCCTTGGCGATCCGCCGGATAATCTTATTCTCGCTTTCCAGGATAGGGCTATTGCCGCCGGTGGATTCAATCACCAATTTCATGTATTTGTCATTCAACTTGGATTCATTGTCTTTGCTTTCGGGGTACGCATTGCTCCAATTGTAAACGAGTTTCATATTTCTAAACGAGACATTTTTAATGGCCTGGCGGAGCTTCGGGTTGTCTTTCTCTTCCTTGGTCCAGACATTTTCATCCTTGACATAAATTATTTCTCTCTTCGCATCACTACAATGGATGGGCCGTTTATAAATATCCATCGCATTTAGTTTATCCACCATAATTTTGGTAATCCCATTCACGTAGCCTAACTCCCCGACCGTTTCTAAATCGGACAACTGGAGTTCAATTGAATTCGCAAAATCAGTGATATTCATCGCATCCTTGCATTGCTCGTTTAAGAAAAACTGGAGGTTGAAGGTTTTGTTGTTATTGTTATTATTGCTGATTATCGTATTATTACTATTTTTACAGACATCCAGCAGTTGTTTTTGTATCTCGCTATTTTGTTGTTGTAAGTTTGAATTACTTTTCATAATTTCTAATACAATATTTTTAAATTCCGCATTTTCTTTTATCAGTAACTCAATAATAGCTTTCTCTTCTTCTTTGTTGTCAGACTTTTGACAGATTTTACTATGTTTCCATAAACCACCGTTTGTTACATATATTTTATTACATTGAGAGCATTTATGCTCTTTTTTTTTGGTGTCACCATTTGTATCCAACAGACTTCCATTGACCCTGGTGGTGTGTTTACGTGTCAAAATATGGCGTTGCCATTCACTTTCACGACTACATACTATGTGACACAAGTTACACTTGTATTTCTCGGTGAAATCGGTGAAATTTAGTATATCCATTTATATCTTATATGGATATAACAAATTTCACCTAAATACTTTATTATATAAATGTTTAAAAATCTTATCATCACAAACTTTTTTTCTCTTTAGCGATTTTCAGACCATCTCCAAGCAAAACCACTTTTTCAAAAAAAAACTTTTCCAATTCTAAAGGGACTTTTCGTTTTTGGACATTTTAAAAATGTCCTTTTTTGAAAAAAGTCCGCCAGACCCAAAAACTTTTTTTTTCAAAAATTTCTTCGATAAGAATTTCTTCGATAAGAATTTTCTAATTAATTATATTTCTCTCTTTATTTTATATGAAATCTGTTATCAAAGAATTATTCATCGCTATTATTGTGTATTTATTGTTCGGGTATATTAATGAGTTTATTGCCGAAAACCAGGTTTATCACGATATTAATGAACCGCCCTTGTTTGATCGGGGACATAATATCCTGCCACTGGTCTCCAAAAACCTCCCCGACATTGGCCTCATTAGTTTCATCACCTATTTTGTGGTCCGGTGGGGCATCAAATACCCTCATGCCTTGATTAATTATTTATGGATATTGGTCTTTCTCTTTGTCGGCCGGGTCGTCCTCCTGTCCGTCACTCAAATCCCTCCGGCCCTGCCTGGTTGTTCTACGGTGGAAAAAAGCGACTCCCTTTATTTTAATGTCTTTAGAAAAGGGTGGAATACTTGTTTAGATTATATGTATTCTGGACACACCATGCATTGTGTCTTGGTGGCTTTATTTACGTTGTTTTTAGCACCTAGTACCTGGTAGAAACTCTTAGTTATTTTACTCACTGTCGTAGAGCTCTGTTTAATTATCGGGTCGCGAATCCATTATACAGCGGATGTCATGGTCGGCACCCTGGTGACCATCTTGATTTTTTTTGCCTGGCCCGGTATCGATAATATTTGGACAAATATTACCAAAGGCGGCATTTATGGCTCTACCCTTGGAAAAATATAAATGCTTATATTAATGGGTAAGTTTGCTTTAAATCCCGGGTTTCGCATTGTTAAAATACTAGATATTGGGTATACGACTTTAATTTACTTTATGATGGGGTTAATAATAGCTGGACTAATTGATATCTTATATGGTAAATATGACGAAAAAACTGAAAAAGAAAAATCCTTTCCTAGAAGAACACTAGATTTAGTTGGCATGATTTGGTTGAATGGGGTTATTATTTACTTTATAAGGAATGTTGCGGAGCTAATCCCATCGCCTTTTGATGGTTACTATGGGTTTAAACACAATCGGTTAAAAGAATTAGATAATGCCTATGTCTTTGATTTTGTCCTTATTTATAATCAGCCCAATTTGATTAAACGTATGCAGATTTTATTAGAGTATATTAAGGCGTTTATATTCAAATATTATTATTAATACACATGTATAGGTTAACATGACAGTAGATGCAAACGTAGTAGATGCAAACGTAGTAGATGCAAACGTAGTAGATGCAAACGTAGTAGATGCAAACGCACAAGCACAAG